TTGGTCCTATCTCCGATGCCTCTGAACTCTTTTGTTCAGGGCATACTAACGGAGCTAGTCCCAGGATCTTGCGCAGCCCATCGGCTGCAATCGAAAAGCACTCGGGTAAGGCCCAAGGCACAACCCCTGCTCTATTGCAATGGTCCCTCGGCTCCTATGGAACCGTACTAAGAGACCAACCACTAGAGGAAATTCAGGGTAGTGTGCTGTTCACTGTTCCGAAGGACAGCGACATCGATCGCGTGGCTTGTAAAGAGCCCGAGATCAACTTGTTCTTGCAGCGCGGTGTGGGTAACCACATTCGTAAGCGCCTTAAACGCTTCGGCGTTGATCTTAACGATCAACGCGTTAACCAAGAACTCGCTCGTACTGCTGTTAGTCGTGGCCTTGCCACGATTGATTTGTCCAGTGCTAGCGACTCCATCTCAAGGCAGTTGGTCTTTGACCTTCTTCCTTTTGAATGGTGGAGTTATCTAGACGATATTCGTGTTCCTTTCACTTTGGTGGATGGGACATGGGTGGAACTAGAGATGTTCAGCTCCATGGGCAACGGTTTTACTTTTGAACTTGAGTCGCTGATATTCTGGGCGCTTACGCGCTCAGTTTGTTGGCTTTCTCGCGTTCGGGGTAAAATCAATGTCTATGGCGATGACATTGTCGCTCCTTCACGGATCGTCCCACGACTTCGGCGTATCTTCTCATGGTTTGGTTTCACAATCAATCCTAAGAAGACGCACTGGCGTGGAGACTTCCGTGAATCCTGTGGTAAACATTACTACAGGTCTTTGGACGTCAGCCCCTTTTACTTGAGGGGTCCTGTGCAGAAGAAGACGGATGTTATCCGTCTTTTGAATAGGCTCTTAGAGTGGGATGGCCGCGGCTGGGGTTTCTGTACTTCGCAAGAAGTATTGGAATTCCATGCACGTTGGTCTTCTCACATACCTAAGAACTTATGGGGTGGTACTGATCCTGAGGATCCAACTTCGTTGGTCACAGGTCACTCACCTCGCAGTAGGCTCATCCTTTGTTCGAAAGAACTTAGGCCGATCCTACCTTTAGAACAACCGGCACTTACGTGTTGGTTGACTCTAAAGCAGGTTCAGAGCTCTGCTCTGACACTGACGGTGCCTAGTAAGGGTCGATTTAAGGTCGACAAGCAACCTTACTGGGCCACACGTACAACTTGGCGTCCATGGCTTCTTGCTGTGGACGACTCCTTGTGCGGTGTATCTAACTGAGAAGGTACACTCCTCATTTAGAGGTGGGAGCTCCTAGAGCGTGAAAACGGTCTAGGAGTACTCTAAGG